TCGAACGACTGTGGTCCTGATCTTAGGTTAAATCTTGTTGCCATTTTATTTTTTAATTGGGAGTGGGTTTGGTATTACGACGCCTATCGCTCCGCCAATAATCAACGCATAAATGGTAAAAATCGTCCCGTTTATGCCTTTTGACAAAGCGAATATTTCTGCTACTGTCATACACATCATACCTATACATATTACTCTCCAATCTATTTGGTTTATTTTCATTGTCCTGTTTGAATGTTTGTGTCATTTGGTTGTATTGCCTGGGGGTCTTTTGCTTCATCCCTCGCCAAATCTCCGCCTAAACTCGGAGGTCGACTGAATTTAACTTTGATTGCTAACTGATTCCACAAGTCTCCTTCAAGGAGCATTTGCTCTTTTGTATAAACAGGTTCAAAGGTTAAAAATCCTACCTTCCCGCCTGACTCTGTGAATCCTTCGGAAGTTGCTATAACTCTAGGAACTCCAACAACTTGATAAAATAAGGAATCTAAGTATTCTATCCATCTCATAAAAGGGTCGATAGGCGGAGCATTCAAAGTTTCAAAAGTCATGTCTTGGTCTTTTCTTCCTGGAAGAATTAAAACCTCATTGTCCTTTTTTGCTTTTGCATATTGCTCTTTTACTTTTAATAACTTCGCGGGGTTTTGTGAATCAATATAAAGAACTCTAATTGTTGAGAGGTGTAGAGCTCTTTTCCAGTCTTCCATAGCTTCCCTCTTCGCTATTACTATCCAAGAAACAATATCAGCGAGGCTGGTTCCATGAATCTCGTCAGCCACTCTGTCATTTGTTAAATGTAGAATTTCATCTGGTTGAAATGTTCGCGTTGTCTTTTTCTTTCCTCCTCTTTCTGTCTGCTCATATTTTTCAATCATTCCTTTAGAATTAACAATTATTTTAATTACATCACCACCGATTATTTTTAAATTAATTAAAGTTCCGGCGTCGTTTCGTATAATTTCAGCGTAAGCGTCGCCTGTGACTTTCTTCATGTTAATCATGTTCATCATTATCTCGTCGAAGGTTTCATTACCCCACCCTCTCATATTGGCCAATAATGCTTCGGTCGAGTTGTCTGTTGTAAACCCTTTCCCTGCAGTCCAAGTTGAAAGAGCAGTAACAGCTCTGTGAAATTGTGGGATTACATCAGTTCCTTTAAAATAACCAACTTGAGAATTCCAGTCGTCGTTCTGCCATTCTGTTTCTTTTTGATTTTGTGCTGTGTCGGGTCTATAAGCATCTACGGATGCGTTTGTAATAGTTCCAGTCATATCAGTTTGCGTTGTGTTGTTTAAGTCTCTTTCCATTTTATCTGTCTATCCTAAAAGGAGCGTGAAAGTTTAAAATTGTATCTGTTGTGTCGTTTATAATTTGTTCTGTCGCGTCTAAAGGGTCGTCGTTCCTATTCTTTGGGTCGTGTGCAATTCCAACATTATAATTTTGTTCTATCTCGCTTTTAGCTTCTAAAACTATTGTCAATCTGATTGTTTCTCCTTTCTTGAATTTAGTTAATGGCACTTCTAAATTTACTGTTTTAATTCCATCTCTTATATTACTTGATGCTATGGTCCAGACTAACTCTTCAGAAGTTCCGCTGACTATTTCTGTCTCAGTTGTCCCGTCCCACTTTCTAATATAAGCAGTGTATTTTAAATAAAAACCGCTTGAAGTTCCGCCTCTTGATTGAACACCAATAGGGACGGAGATTATTGCTTTTCCTCTCATAGTTAATGGGTTATTTAACAAAACATCAAAATCTATGTCTTGCGTTGTTTCCCAAACATTTGTGATTGATTCAAGTTTGAATGTTGTTATTTTGTCTGAGTAAAATTCTTGTTGGTTTAGATTATAATCACTCTGCCCTTTTCCACCTTTGAATACAACATAACCAGTTCCGCTCGCGATGTCTGTGAAGTCGAAAGAAGTAATAGAGGCGGGTGTTTTTCTAAAATCTCTGGCCAGTAAGTTTACCATTATGTTCCCACCACAAATGCACTAACATCTTTGTCTTTTAATTGTTTGATTGCACTTTGGAATTGGTCGTTTAAAATATCCAACATTGTCTCGGCCTGTCTTGAACCATAGCCGTCGGTGTCATAACTAATACAAAACATCGCTGCTCTTGCTGACGCTGCCATTTTCAATAAGTCTCTATTATCTGCGTTTAAAGTTGCATAGATGTCAGACCAATTAATTAAAGTCTTTGCGTTAATTTCTGATTCAGCTTGACCTATGAAAGAGTTAGAATAAACAAAAGTTGTATCTGTCGCCGCGTTCATTATTGAACTAACATTAGCTCCTGCTTTTTGTAACATCTCTGCTTGAGTACAGAAGATTCCTTCGTCTTCTGCCATTATTTACTCCTCGCTTTTCTAATTTCATTAGTGAGAGCTTGGATTGCTTTGATAAGTGCTACATCTTTTTCTTCTAAGTTATATTCTTTATTATTAACACTTATTGTTTCCATGCTACATCCAAGATAAGTTGGTATTTATAATTTTCTCTTTTACGCACCAAGCCGCTCTAATCAATCCTTCGACAATATGTGAGTAATCTCCTGTGATTTTCAGCTTTGTTAATTCTCCATCTTTCTGAACATATTCATATTGAATCGAAGCTAATGAGTAAGCTATGTCTTCGTCGTCTAAGAGTTTTATTTTCCCTTGCTCCATGAGTGCTCTTAAATTATCGTATAAATCTTCTTTCATAATTCGCGCTTTTGTTTGGTCGTATTTGTCAAGCATTCTTTTTCTGTTATTTATCGCGACAATGCTATCTCGTGTTTCTGGATGAATTAGTAAATGGTCGAAGATTGAGACTCCTAATGTTCCACTTCCTGCGTCAATGTAGATTTTCTCGAAATTATATTGTCGATTTAGCGCTATTATCTTATCTTCAGTCTCATTTGTTAATTTTTTCTTTGTTACGATGTTTTCTACTTGAATTAAGTTGTCTTTTGAGACCATATCTATTATTTCGAAAGTTCCCTCGTCCTCTCCCATTCTTGCTATATCACAGCCCATAAAATAGTCTTTTTCTTTGATTATAACATCTCTTCGCTTTAAAAGACAGGTTGCATTAATTAAAGCGTCACTAAACCATCGATGTAGTCCTTCAATGAACTCACCGAGGAATTCCTGGGCATATTGTGCGTTACTCATTCTCGATTTAGCCTGTTCTACTAATTTAAGCGCATAATCTCTCTGCTTCTCTGTCCAAGTATCGCATATCTCTCTTTCTCTAATTACTGTCTCTGTTGTTACGCTAAATCTAGTGTAGCTTTCGTAAGCGTTGTTTTTGTTAATCCAAGTGTTGTGGAATTCTCCTTGTGCTCCGTGTGGAGTTGATAATTTGATTCTCGCTCCGCCAGTAGTTAAAAGCATTGGAGCTATTGCGCTTTCGACTTCTTCTGGTATTCTGCTATTCTCATCTTCGTAGCTCCTGCCTATGGTAAGTCCTCTAATTCCCAGCCCTGAGGCTCCTACGGGCAAACAATATATTTTAATTCCATTATATAATTCAATTTTAGTTTTAGTTGGTCTCTTTACTCCTTTTGTTATCACTTTCTTTGGGTACTTCTTCAATAAATATCCTAGAGTTTTATCAAAGAGAAGATATGCCTGACGCTCGGTTGGTGCAGTCATTAAGATTGGATGAGGATTGTCTGGCTTGACTGCATACTCCGCGCAGTCCATGGCGCAGATTTCAGACTTTCCTACTTGTCGGCCAGTGCATAGGATCTTATCGCCCTTAGTTTGCATAAAGTCCTTCTGCCATTTGTCGAGCTTCATTCTATTTTATTATTTTCAATATTTTTAAATTTTTTGGTTTTGTGTCGCTGGTGCCACCCCACCCCACCCTAGGCAGACCACAGACCCCCAAAGTCGCTCTTTAAATTAGTGTTTTAAGCCATTCTAAGCTACTTTAGTGTGTGTTATGCATATATACTTAACTGAATAAATGTAGTGTGTAACTTTGTCACTACTACCCAGTAGCAGTAACAAGGATGACTATAAACTTTCCTTTATAAAGCTTTTGGTCAAGATTTATGTTCAATTATGATGAATTTGGGCATATTAAGGCTTAATATGGCAAGTTTTCCAGTATATAAGGCTTTCCCTTAGTTATTAGACCGTGCACTAAGGTGGATTAACCTTGATTTCCAGTGGAGAATTGTAGTGTGTAACTAAAGTTTCATTGTGTTTAGACCTGAACCCCTGCTTTTGTTTGCATCTGGCTTTTGTGATATCCTTCACAAAAGTGAACGAGCTATATAAAAGTATGGATGGTGATTGGTTAAACATAATGAAACACCCATTTTTATTAACTCTATAATGATCATAAGTAATTAAATAAGATAGAGTCTTAGTTAAATTAAGGATATGAATTAAGAAGACTATACCGCATGTAGGGCAGTTAGCAATTAGTAAGGATATATTCTTAAACGCGTCAAATTATTAGGATTGTGTTTTGTTCATTCAGCGTGGGTAAAGTAAGAATTATAAGTTAGTTAAATGTGTTCTATACACATAAGGTAAGGTAGAATAGTGTATCATGGTAGTAGTAAATAATCGACTATTCAACACACCTAACCAGAATAACTTCGTAGTAAGGGGTGTGTTAGTTAGTGTAGAATAGTGAGTAAAGTAGTAAGGGGTCAAGAGGCTTTTTTTCTTTAACATAAGTGTAATAAGCACACATAAGTTTATATAGTAGTGTGTGTTTGTTATGACATGAATATTAGAGAATTAGACAGACTGAAGAAAATAGAGCAGGTAGTTAATAAATTACAATTACTCAAAGGTGAAGTTACTGAAGACTTTATAACTAACACAATGATTTCTCAAGAGGTCTCACGAAGAACTGCTAAAGAATACATTAGAATAGCTGAATACAAATTCAAACAATTACAAAATGCCTAAAATTACTGAAAGCACGCCAATTTGGAAAGAAGAATTATGCCTAATAGGTGAATGTATAAAAAATAGTTTAAAGCATATTTGGAGCTTACCATCTTGTGTCCCTAGTGGCTTAGCTGTTGAGTGCTTACTCTGTCATAAAGTTAAACAGGTTAAGCCTTAGATTTATTATACATCTTTCTATGATATTCCAACCTATAATGATATTGACATAAGCCTGATTGATTCCTAGTCTGTAACCCCTTCCCACACACCTTACATTTCTTTAACTTAACAGCTTTCTTCATTTTTTACGAACCATTCGGTCAAATTCCATTAACTTCTCGGTGAGCTTTCTATATAATTCTAAGATTTCTCTCCATATATCTAAAGCTGTAATTTCATCATCCATTTTGAGTATAAAGGGACAGGAAGAGTAACCTGCCCCGAGTCATTAATGACTATAAAGGAGCAGCGAAGTTATGAAAAACTCTGCCCCATAATGAGTGGGGGTCTCGTTTTAAACGAAGTGATTAGAAATCACTCTTACCAGTGTCACTCCAACCCCCGTGGTGACCGAAATTAGTGATGTAATTTATGGTGACATTTTCTACATAAAACCATTATCTCAAATGGCTTTTTATAATCTTCATGATGCATAATTAATCTTTTTTTATTGCCACACTTTTCGCATTCTTTTTTGATTATTAAATTTCCTTTCTTTCTTAAATAATTTAATCTTGCCCATAAAGAATATTTATCTTTATTCTCTATGTAATGATTTTTCTTGTATTTTATTTTTGCTTTACTACATTCCATTTTGACTATGAATCCCAGTCTTTCCTGGGTGTCATTTAATAAAAATTTAATTATTCAAAAGCTTCCTTTGCTTGCTTCACTATTGCGATTGCTGCTTCCATTTTTTGAAAGTTTCCAGTCCAGTCGCCATCTAACTCCAAAAAGATATCCTTAGCATAACTTACATACATTGTTGTATGGTTTGTTCCCCCTCTTACTTTCAAATTTTCATTTGCTTTATTAGGGTCTCCCATTCCTATCTTTTCCACAACAACTTCATCCGAAGCACCGTAGCATTTCTTGATGTTTTTGAAGTCTCCTTGTTCAATAACTTCAACAGATGCAGATTGACCTTTCAGTTTTTTCAAAGCTGTATTGCTGAGAGAATCAAAACACGACATCCAACCGTCATTTGTTTTAAATCTCACATAGGGCTTTCCTGCTTGCGTTGACTTATCTTCAAAGTCTAAAATTTCTAAAGTAGTTTTCATTTCTTCATTTCTCCATATTTAATTGCTTGAGGTCTTAAAGACAATTTCATTTTATAAGAGGATATCCCATTTAGTTAAGCATTGTTGTAATCTTTCAAAGTAGTGAGCCATAGTTTCTCCTCGTTCAGCGGGAAAAGATCTCTTAACTTTATTTAAACTACTCAAATAAATTCTTATTGTAATTGTGCCTTTCATTCGTTCTTCCTCGCTAGGATTAAGTCTTCTTGTTCTGAAGTTAATTCTTCATCTGCCCAAACTGACTCATCTTTCTCTGGATAGTTGTCCAAATTTATCATGTTATAACCAGTTATAACACCTTTATAAATGTATGTGTTATTAATTATACATGTTTAGCATGACTAACATCCCACCAATCTGTTCCATCACAAACCATTAATACTCCACCAGCGTCGATGATTTCATCTGCTTCTTGATGCATCATTAAATCTTGACTTCCGCCACCTTCATTATGTTCAAGAGTTAATTCATTTAAATAACTTGTTTTAACAATTTGTAAATATTGCCCTGCAACTCCACCTGCAAATCCACCGATTGTTACATTATTAGAAGCTGTGTTTACAAACAAAGTATTAACTCCAGAAACATCAACATTGTTTGTTGGCCCTGTTGTGCTAAATGTTTTAGTTGCTGAACTTATTGCCCCACCAACTTCTAATTTAGAATGTGGGTCTGTCATTCCTATCCCAATATTTCCTGCTAAAAAATAACCTTGAACATCGCCAGAAGTATAACTTCTTAATAATGTTGTGAGTTCTGATGCGTCATTATAAAGAGCAAAATAAGCTCCATCTCCACTACCATCTCCTATCCTTACTCTATCTTTATTACCATCACCGCTATCTGTGATTGAAAAATAATCTCCATTAAGAGAAAGATGTAAAGGATGCAAAGGAGAATCTATGCCTATCCCTATATTTTGATTATGATTTACAACAAGACCATTTTTTAAAGAACCTGTTGCACCATCTCCTTCATTTACTTGAAAATATAATTTACCTTGGTCATCTGCTCCATCTCTTCCAGCATAAACTCCTGCAATTCCATTACTCACACCAGAAGAATCCTCTATTGAAAAAGCAAAACCTCCACCAAAACCATCAGCCATATCATTTGTAGTTTTTCTTTTTACACTAATCGCCGCCCTTAAATTGTTTGTATCTGTTGTTGTTCTTACTCCTTGAATAACAGGAAAAGTACTTCCTGAAACATCTAATTTAGCATTTGGTGATAATGTTCCAATTCCAATATCTCCAGTAGTTCTTTTTATAGTAAAAAATTGATTATTAAAATTTAAACCTTCTCCTATTGCAAAGTTATCATTATTACTTTCAATTCCAAAAGTCCAAGCACCTACTGTATTTAATAAATTAATTCTTGAATCCCCCCCACTTGTTCTTTCTAATCTAAATCTGTCAGCAGTGTTGGAAACTATATGTAATAGAGTAGCAGGTGCATCAGTTCCAATACCTAAACGATTGTTTGTATTATCCCAAAATAATTTATCATTGTCCTCTGTGAGATTAGTTCCGTCGCTGAACACAACACTTCCCGCAGTTAGTGAAGTCGGAAAACTTTCAACTTCTTTGTCATCAACATATTTTTTATTAGCAATATCAGTATCTGTTGTAGGTGTTGTATTCACAATCCCTGCTGAGTGGTCTCCAGAATGATTTGGCAAAAACATATCTGTTGCTATTGGAGTTTGTTTTTGAACTTGCCCGCTTGAGAGTTGTTTAATAACTCTTTGAGTTTTTGTCTGTCCCATTATATACCTACCTTATATCTTTGAGGAACAATAGAATTTTCTGGGACTAAAGTTTGTTCATGTCCCACGGCCTTTGTGCTATCCGACGCTGTCAATTCATCCCAATCTGTTTTCAATTCCTTTTCTCCGATTGTATTTGCCATAGAATTATGCTGCTAAGACAGAGTAAGCGTAGCCAACCCCCTCATTACACATTATAGAAATATTGTCAGCAGTTAAAGGCACAGTTTCTAAGAAAGTTAATCGAGAAGCGAAAGGGTTTGCGTCTGAGAAAATTATATCTCCGACAGCTGTTCCGTCGTCTGCTCCACTTCCAGCGTCTAAGAGTTGATTATCTAAACTCCAAATATTATGTGCTGTTCCAACAGTTGAGCCACTCATTACTTGGTTGATTTGAGTTTCTGTTAAGACACTATCAGAGGTAGTTCCTCCCCAGATTCTAACATCAGAAATATATCCTTTAAATTCTAAAGTTAATGCTCCTGCTCCACCCTCTTCTGCTGCTCCAATATGTGCTCCATCAATATTAACACAATCCTTAAACCATTTTGATAAATCAGTTTCAACTGTTAATGTCATAGCAACTTGTTTTCCATCAACATAAAGATGTGGTCTTGTAGCGTCGTGAGTTACTGCGACATGATGCCATTTGTGAGCCTTAATAACTTTATCAGTAGAAGTAACTTCATACGCTTTTGTTGTTGCGTCTGTGCAATTAATTTCTAATTTTCCTGCAACGATTGAAAATGTAATAAATTCATCTGCCGAAGCATCTCCGAATCCAATAATAGCATAACTTCCTGTTTGGTCTGGCACCATCACCCACGCCGTTAAAGTTCCCATAGTTGCAACATTTGCTAAAGCTGCACCTGCAGCGTCAACCTGAACACCATCATCAACAGCTCCTCCTAACATTCTTACCCCTCTCTTAACTGGTTGTAATGAACCTGCAACAAAGTGCAAATCAGTTGTTGCCATTCTTTACCTTTTTCTCCTTTTTAGGTTTAACTTCTTCTTTAACAAATTTTTCAGGATATTTTCTTTTTACCCTTTCATCCCAGAATAATTTTGTTTTCTCGTCTTGAGCTTCATCTCTATATTTTAAACAATTTTCGTATGTCATTATGCTACCGTCCCATTAATAATTCCTTTTCGGATTAAAACTCTTATCAAAGTTGCCAAAGTGTCTGCAACAGCTAAAGCCCCTGCTTCTGCATCACAATTCATTGAGAAAGCTTCTGTAATATTAGTTACTGCAAAATTATTTATAGCGCCAGAAGAATCAGAATCTACTTGGTCTCTAACACCACCCTGAAGAATATCTACCATCTTAATTAATCACATCCGTAAGTTTATATACAGCGTTAGGGTTAGGTCTGATTGCTTCTCCCTCTTGCCATACCCTTACGGTTTTACCAATACCCGGCTCATCTATGACAGCTGAGGACATCGACATGAACTCTCTCCAAACCACAGCTTTTGATGGGCTGAAAATTGTCACAATATCAGTAGGCCTGTTAGGATCACTAACAATTTTAACTCCCAAGAACTGCATTAATTCTCCACCATCTACTTTAGAACTTGAAAATCCGGGAATACTTGAACCCTTTACTGAAATCAACCATCTCAATAACCATTTCTTTTCTGCTGGATTCATGTAAGCGATTAAGTCATCACTTGAATATCCGTAGCTTTCTATTGCTCTTATTGCTTCTAAGAAGTCTAAAACTGGGTCAGCGTCAGCATCAACATTCCAACCGTTTCCTGTTGCTGCTGCAGTTTGTGCTCCTGCTGCATCTAAAACAGTTAAGATTCTTGAATCTACTTTTTTATTTACAGCCCTTGCAGCGTCTTGAATTATATCTCCCCAAATATCAGGGTCAGAATCTTTTAAATCTTCTATACTTAACATTGGAGAAGTAGCGAAGAACTTTTTAACATAACTTGTTTCTCTTGTGTAAGAATTTTCAATAGCAACTGGCATAGCTTTAGAAGATGTTTCAATCATATCAGTAGTTATTCCATCAGTAGTTGGCGAAGTTAAATATCCTGCTGTTTTAGAATACCATCTAATTTCTCGTGCTGATGTTGTAACTTGTCTAACATATTTTTTAAGAACTATATCAACATTTGCAAAACCCTCTACTAACTTTTTAATGTCAATTCCTCTAATTTCTGCTTGTGCTGCTTGGTCTGCCATTTTAAGAGTTAGCCGATTGATGATGTGGTCTCAATTCGAATAAAAATGATTCTGCGGATGTTGCTGTTTCAAAAGCAATTCCAACATAATTTCCAGTAGTTACTGGTGCGACTGCCATCTCATTACTATCAGAAGTAGAAGCATCAGTGTCAATAGCTAGTCCAACAGTTACTCCTCCTGTTCCTGCATAGCCTTTGAATATTCCGCCTCGATAAACTCCAATCTTAGTTTTACCATCACTAGCGATTTTTTCTTCTGCTGCAATTCCTGCAACAACATCTCCATCTCCGTCAGCTAAAGCCGCAGTCATTAAATCACCCATTTTAAGAATAGCGCCTTTTTCAATTCCTGTGCCGTCTGCACAAGTCATAGGAATAGGTAGTTGAGTTTCAAAAACTAATGTGCATTCATTTGCCATAATAAACTAATAAAAATAAAGTATTTAAATGTTTACTTTATTCGGTATACCGATTAACTTAATTCCTTATCGCAGAGTTCAATCATTTTCTGATTTATCTTAAGGTTTCTTTCTTCCGCTTCGATTGCTTTTTCGCATTTCTCTTTTGTTTCAGTCCAAAAACTCTCATCAGTAGTTTCAGCAATTTTAACGCCTAGTTCTTTATTCTCTATCATTTTAAAGTGTTGTTCATAACCCTATCAGAATATTCTTTTGGAGTTTCCTCTTTCTTTATTGAAGCTTGTCCTGCGTCTGCTCTTCCTGAAAGTTTGTCTCTTGCTTTTGCGTTCTCATTTTCGGCGATTGCTTTGTTAATCCTTTCTGTGTCAGCGTTGAGTTGCTCAACTTTGATATCTGCTTCCGACTTAACCCCGTCATCAGTATTCTCAACTGAATCTTTCGGTTTATCTTTCTCGTTAATTTCTTGTTCATCCATGTTATTTACCTCCTTTTATCTGTATTAATTTAAAACACTAAAAGAATAGCATATTAAAAACCAAACGATTGCACTCATTACAAATAAACCAATCTTAGTTTCCTGTTTCATATCTTGCTGCCTCCCCTATTATAAATTCATCTAAATTTCCTGGAGCTTGACCTGTGAT